GAAATTAAAAAAGATCAATGGATTTTGATTGAAAATGGTCGTTGGACTAGAATGCTTAAGATTAAGGATGAAAATAATAAAGAAGTACAGTTGTGGGGTGTTGAGTGGCCACAGTCCGTTATGCTAGTTTCAGATACTGATCCTGAAACTGCTATCTTTTCGCAATGGTCTTGATTTTTCTTTATTTGTCTGTTACACTGCTGAACAACTAAAGAATAACTATGCATAAAATTTGGGCAGACTCATACAGACCAACCAGTATCAAAGATTACGTTTTTAAAGATCAAAAACAAAAGCGTCAAATTGAGCAATGGATAGCAAACGGTGCTTTACCGCATATGTTGCTATCTGGTGCTCCAGGCACAGGTAAAACAACTCTTGCTAAGGTACTCTTAGCTGAATTGAAAATTGACCCATTTGATATTAAAGAAATCAATGCGTCGAAGGATAACGGAGTTGATTTCATAAGGGATGGTATTACACGCTTCGCCGAGACAATGGGCTACGGCGACATGAAATATGTATTGCTCGACGAAGCAGATTACCTTACCATCAACGCTCAGGCGGTCTTGCGTAACACCATAGAAAGATATTCTAACACAGTTAGATTCATTCTTACTTGCAATTATCCACATAAGATTATTCCTGCATTGCAATCTCGTACAGAAGTAGGGCGTATGCATATTGACAAATTGGACAAGGACGAATTTACCTTGCGAATTTGTAATATTTTAATGGCGGAAAACATTGATTTTGATATGGACATAGTCGACACAATGATTCAAGCAACATACCCCGATTTAAGGCGCGGTATAAGTATCATGCAAGCAAATTGCTATGATGGCAAACTGCATCTTCCGGAATCTAGCGAAAATGTTAATGATTATAAGATTGACATGATAGCTTTATTTAAGGCAGGTAGATATAGGGATGCACGAACCCTAATCTGCACACAGGCCAGTCAAGAAGAATATGAAGACATTTTTAGATTTATGTATAAGAATCTGGAAATTTGGGGCGACGATGAAACTAAGCAAAACAAGTGTATTCTAGTAATCAGGGACGGTCTGGTAAAACATACCAGTTGCGCCGATTCCGAATTAAATTTGTCAGCTACATTAATTGAATTAGAAATGATTGCAAAAGGACTACTATGAGTAAAGAAAATGTTTATATTGTACTTTCACATAAACACAGTCTTAAAAAGGGAACAAAGGATCAATGGCAAGTTTCTGAGGCGGTTGAGTTTGTTAGCCAGTTGCGACCAAAACACAACACCATGTCTTCGGCGATCGGGGATTATCTTAATAAGAAAATGATATCTGGTGCCAGGCACGGAATGGATGACTATGAAAAGTTTGAAAGATACCTAAGAACAAAGTATGAGAAAGAGCTCGCCGAATTAGATTCGAAGTATGGCTCACTTAGGGCAAGTGTTTCAGGAATGCCATTGATTACCGATCAGTTTGGTAATAGAAGGCCTTGGACTGTATTTGACAAACCATTAAATCCGTATGCCTAAAGAAAAGATAATTCTAACAGACTGTGATGGTGTACTCCTTAATTGGAATAAGGCGTTTGAACATTTTATGTTAGAGCGAGGATTTCCACGGATGTTAGGCACGGCTGAAGAATATAGACTATCTAAAAGATATGGCATAAGTTCGCATCTTGCTTCAGATCTTGTTAAGGAATTCAATGAATCGACATTAGTTGGGGATCTTGAACCATTTGCCGATTCAGTTCAGTATGTAAATAAATTGGCCAATAAAGGATTTAGATTCATTGTTGTTACAAGCATCAGTGATCACCCTAATTCTAAAATTTATAGAACAGAAAACTTAGAAAGAATATTCGGAAAAGTGTTTGACGATATACACTGCCTTAAAACGGGTGAAAGTAAGGAAAACATTCTTCTGAATTGGGCTGGTTCTGAATTCTTTTGGATTGAAGACCATATGCGCCAAGCAGAAGCTGGACACGAAGCCGGTTTAAAGACAATATTGATTAATCATCCTTATAATAATCATTATACTACTGATCTTTTCCCAAAGGTATCCCTTGAACATCCATGGAAAGAAATTTATAGGTTGATAGCCAAGGATTATGGTCTAATTTAATTCTATTCACACAGATAAATAGTTTGTGGAGAATAGAATATGTCAATAGCACAATCATTTAAGGATCATCCCTGGTCTATCTTAATTAGTTCATCGGGATCTATCATTGCTATCGTTAGTGTCCTTTTTGCGTTGGATGCTAGATATGCTCATGCAGGGGATGTCGAACGAGACAAAGTCATCCTTCAGCGCACTATACAAGAAACATCTTCTACACTTAGAAGACAGATGCTCGAAGATAAACTCTTCGAACTTGATGTGCGTAAATCACAATCTCCTAATCGCCAACTACCACCTGTAGACAGCGCTCTTAGGGAGAGATACCAACGTCAACTCGATGAGCTTGTAATAAAAAGGAATCCGTAAAATGTGGGAAATTATAAAGAAACATCCTGGAAAAATCTTTGCAGGTACGACAGGTACAATTATCTTTACGGTAGGTGGATTTTTCTTTTCCGATGCAAGATATGTTCACTCCGATGAGTACAAGAAACAAAATATTGAATTAAGAGAAGAAATAAGAAAATTACAAATTCAAGTTAAAGAACTTTCGAAGAATTAAAAAGGGGCATTAGCCCCTTTTTTAATCTTCCTCGCCGTATATTTCTAACACTTCTGCCACTAACGGATCCCTTTCAATATGCTCCCTTCCAAATTTGCATATTGCCATCGAGCTTTTTCTATTTAAGGTTAGCCTGTCTAGGAAGTCTTTCAGTCCATTCTTATCAAATCCTCTATCGTGTTGCTTAAGATCTCCTGTGAGAATCATACTACTACCAACACCAATTCTTGTTAACAACATTTTCATTTGGTCCGGAGTTGCATTCTGCATTTCATCAGCAATGATATAGGAATATTTGAATGTCCTACCGCGCATGAAACCTAATGGTGCAATTTCAATAACGCCTTCATCTAACATTCTTTTTGTTTCAACTAATCCGTAATATTCTTCAAACACGTCAAAGATAGGGCGTGTCCAAGGTTCCATTTTAGCATTTAAATCGCCTGGCAAGAATCCATGTTTTTCGTCGACGCTAACTGCCGGTCTTGTTAGAATAATTTTTTGTACTTCCTGTGTTCTTAAGGCTTGGATGGCCCTTAAAACTCCCAATAAGGTCTTGCCTGTTCCGGCAGGACCTACTGCAAATACCATACGTTTTTCTAATAAGGCTTCTACATACTCTTCTTGTGCTAAATTTCTTGGCAAAAGTTCAACTCTTTTATAGTTACGATTACCTAGTTTAACAATATTGTCAACGTTGCCTTGCAGTGTGTGTTGTGGAGAACGAGGTTGTGGCGAAATTTTCGCCAATTTGCGATTTTTACTCAAGGTTATGCTCCTTTGGTTTGTTTTTTGAGTTTGATGGGGTGCTGGGCCGATGTTGCCCACCCAAGACGGGTTCGATGTAAATATCGAGTGTATTTTCATACCTAATATTTATCGAATATTAATCTAAACAAACAACTAATCTACTAGAAATCGGAACTTAACGAATATATGAGAATACTGATAAATACAAGAAACGAGGACAACAATGGCAACTGATTTAGACTCTATCAAATCAACTTTAGTTAATATTTCTAAGGGTGAATCACTTTTAGACACATTACTTGAATTTGAACGTACACTAGACAATGCTGAGATATTTGCATATAAGAATTGGATTCTAGGTGAATTAGTTGAGGGGCCAATTATTGGTAGATATTGGTACAAAACAGTATGGATGTATCCATATGGTAAAATGCCCGACCCAGATGCTGGTTTAAGATTAACAAAACTAGGTGCAAAAGTAAACTTTAGAAAAGGAGTCTTTTCTAGGCCAGTTAAAGTTAAGGGCCCTGCCGATTGGGTTGATCCCGAATCAAAACGTGCTAAGATGGTTGAACACGAAATTTGGTTAGTCACTATTGATCTACCAATTAAGTATATCAATAGAGGTCTTGAATTAAATGATGAAATCATTCAAAAGGATATCGACGATACAAATGCCGAATTAGCCAATTCCTTTGAAGAGATGCCACAGGAACCTGCAGGTAACGACATGGATATGGGCGGCGATCAGATGGATGCCGCCGCAATGGATTTAACCGGCAGTGAAGATCCAGGACAACAAGGAGTAGTATGAGCCTAAAGAACGAAGATCTTAGAGGCACAATCTTGCCTGTAGTTTCGATAGATGAATTTGAACCAAAGGCTGGTGATATAGAATCTGTTATTGTGGTAGCATTCTATCTAACAGATAAAGATCCTGCCGACGATTTAAATACATTCATACAGCGCGGATTCATTGATACTATGGATGTTGAAGTGAGCCCGAATACTGACGACGAAGGTCGCTATCTTGTGTTTGTTGAAATGGAAAGAACAAGCATGTTTCCACAAAAGTTTGCTGCCCTAATAAAAGATGTGGAAAATGTATCAGGAAAACACAACTGGAAAGTAAAGACCTACTTATCCGGAGATAAAGAATTCGAATTAGGTGATCCAACTGTATTCAAATTTATTATTATGAACCCAGAAGAATATGTATCAAAGGATGAATTTATGAAAGAATCTGTTAGTGAAGACGTTAAATCATTCTTGCAAGATTCTCATATTTTATATTTGAACATTGAGGGGTCTAAAATAACAATGGGTAACGGACATAAAAGCATGATTGCAGAAGTTGCAGATATCGGTGCTTATGATACTGTTATAGGAAGAAATTTTCTATCTGAATCCGCATTCAGGTTGAACAACAGACCAATTGAGGCTACAATACTAAACAACATGCTCGGCAACTGCGACGTCATGCCAATAGGTAACTTTTTATGTGTCGGTAGGAAAGATGACGACAGAGTTATGCTATTAAGAAACGCAGAAATTAAATATAGAGGATAACACTTGGCTAAAGATGATGTGATTGTTTCAAAGGGCTGCGTCACTGATGCAAGTCCAGGCGCTCGTTTTAAAGTTAAACTGGATAATGGGCACACAATTAATGCAATTGTGAGTGGTAAGATTCGAAAAAACAATATCCAGCTATTGCTGGGAGACACAGTCGAAGTCGAGATGTCACCATATGATTTAAATCTAGGGCGAATTACATACCGCCTACAATAAGTAAATTATGACCAAAAAGGATTACTATGAAGTCCTTGGTGTTCCGAAGTCAGCAACCGAAGATGAGATTAAAAAGGCCTACCGTCGGTTGGCCATGAAGTTTCATCCTGACCGAAACACCGGGGAGGATGCTAAAGACTCTGAGGAGAAATTCAAAGAGGCTAAAGAAGCATACGAACACCTAAGTGATCCTCAGAAAAGGGCTGTCTACGACCAGTTTGGTCATGCTGGTGTGAATCCTAATATGGGTCACAACAATACATATACACGTACAATGGATGAAGATGCCATTAGGGAGATGATGAATAACATCTTCGGTGGATCAGCAAATCCGTTCGGCGATCTTTTTGGTCAACACGCAAGAGCACAACAAAGGTCGAAAATTCAGATATTGAATATCTCACTTGAAGATGCTTATGTTGGTAAAAGTGTAAGAATGCCAGGTGGCCAAACAGCAAATATTCCAGCAGGCGTTAGGTCCGGTACACGTTTTTATGTCGATACAGCAATTTATCAAATTGACGTTCTTCCTCACCATAGGTTCAAGCGTTCAAATGATGATCTTTTAATTGACACAGAGATATCTGCAATCGAAGCTATGTTGGGTGTCGAAAGTTTACTTACGCACTTGGATAGTGTAAAATTACAATTTACAATTCCCGCCGGTATACAAAACGGACAAATTGTAAGGTTAGCAGGTAAAGGTATGAAAAATCCGGAGACAGACATCAGGGGCGATCTTCTAATCAGAATTTCAGTCACTATTCCAAAGACGTTAACGGATGAACAACGTGCATTCTTAAAAACAATGCCACGTAGAGAAACACTTGATATTTAAAGGGAAATATGAGCACACCTAAAGTTGAAAAAATGATTGAACGTGCGGTTGGTATCGCAAATGATAACAACCATGAATATGTTACACTGGAACATGTGTTGCTATCTCTTTTGCACGAAAGAGAAGTAAATGAGTTGATCTTAGGTATCGGTGCTCAGCCATCAAAGATCAAGACAGAAATTATTACCTACCTGGGTGATCCAAATCTGAAGAAGCCCGAAAGCCTTGCTAGTGTCCCTGCAAAGCGCACAGGTGCCTTGCAACGTACCATGCAACGTGCAATGACACAACTTATCTTCAGTGGGAGAGATCAGCTTACAAACGAAGCTGTACTACTGAGTATTCTCCATGAAGAAACAAGCCACTCACACTATTATCTTGTTAAGAATGGTGTAACACGTGAAAAGATTATTTCACACCTTAGAAAATTGGATGATAAGAAGTCTCCCTCTGGCGAAGAAACTCCGCTTTCCTTGTATGCACGTAACTTGAACAGCGAAGCCACAAAAGGTGATATTGACCCGGTTATTGGTCGTGACAAGGAAGTTACTGACACAATTGAAATTTTAGCTAGACGTAAAAAGAACAACGTTATCTATGTCGGCGAACCCGGTGTTGGTAAGACCGCACTTGCCGAAGGTATTGCACTTAAGATTGTTAACAAGGATGTACCGAAGGTATTGCAGGAAAAGGTTGTTTACAGCCTTGATATTGGTGCATTGCTTGCCGGCACAAAGTACAGGGGTGATTTTGAAGAACGCCTGAAGGCTGTACTGGACGAAGTTAAGAAGCTTGGCAATTGTATTATGTTTATTGATGAAATTCACATGATCCTTGGTGCAGGTTCGTCTTCCGGATCCACAATGGATGCAAGTAATCTGCTCAAGCCAATGCTTGCTAAAGGTCAGTTAATGTGTGTAGGTGCTACAACCTATGATGAATTCCATCAACACTTCGAGAAAGACAAGGCGTTGCTTCGTAGATTTCAGAAGTATGATATTCATCAACCCACTGTTGCACAAACAAAACAAATCCTGTCTGGATTACTCAAGTATTATGAGAAGTTCCATAACGTTACTTACGACGCTGGTACAACCGATTTGTGTGTCGACTTGGCTGATAGATACCTTAAGAGCAAGTTCTTCCCCGATAAGGCAATCGACATTATGGATGCAGCAGGTGCTGTAGTCAAGCTGGCCGAATCTAAGACTGTTACATTGCAGACAGTGTTGGAGCAAGCATCAAAGATTGCACGTATTCCAGTCGAGATGGTAGATCTTAAGGCTAATGATACATTGGCCAACCTTGAACCTAGACTGAAGAACAAGGTTTATGGACAAGATGCAGCAATTGAGGTTCTTACCGAAGCTATCTTCTTGGCAAAAGCAGGGTTGCGTAATCCTGTCAAACCAATTGGTAACTTCTTGTTCACAGGCCCAACAGGTTCTGGAAAAACCTATACTGCAAAGCAACTCGCTTCTCTACTTGGTGTCAAGTTGGTAAGATTTGACATGTCTGAGTATATGGAAAAGCATACAGTTTCTAAGCTGATTGGTGCACCTCCAGGATATGTTGGGCACGGCGAAGGCAAGATGGGCGAAGGTCAACTTATTTCTGAAGTTGATGCAAATCCTAACTGTGTATTGCTACTCGACGAGATCGAAAAAGCATCACCAGATATCTTCTCCGTATTATTGCAGGTAATGGATGACGGGCGTCTTACATCAAGCAAGGGTAAGACCGTTGACTTCTCTAATGTGGTTCTTATCATGTCAGCCAATGCCGGTGCTGCCGAAGCCGAAAAGAAGAGGATTGGTTTTGGCAGTCAAGACAATAGCAGTGCGGTTGATGTTGAAATTAAAAGATTGTTTACACCCGAGTTCAGAAACAGACTGGATGCAATTGTTAAATTCAACAAGCTTGGTATCGAAGAAATGAAGATGATCGTTAACGCTGAAGTCGAAAAGACCGAAGCTATGTTGGAAAATAAGAACATCACTCTTACTGTTACCTCTAAGGCTCGTGACTGGTTGGCAACAACTGGACTTGATCCGCAGATGGGTGCAAGACCGTTTGAAAGATTGTTTGAAGCAAAAATCAAGAAGCCACTATCTAAGGAAATCTTATTTGGCAGACTTAAAGATGGTGGCAGAGCAATCGTTGACGAGGTAAACGGAGAACTGCACCTGGACATTCATCCGCATATCGTAGAACAAGAAACGGTCTAAAAAGACTATAAGAAGAAAAGCCCCGTAAGGGGCTTTTTTGTGGGTTTAAATTCTGTCACTCTTCTGATAAATAATAGATATTAAGAAGGAACAGCATGGCAATTCGCAAAAGCATTTTAATGATGACAAATACCGGCACAAATTGGAATCTTGTTGGTGAGCCGATACGCGCCGATGCTTACTATGGATACACCGATGGCATACATACAGTTCAGGTAATATATCAGAATTTTGTTGGTGGATTTGGTATTCAGGCCACACTAGCATTAAATCCAGAACCGGAAGATTGGTTCTGGATTAAGTTAAACCCAAACGGTGATGTTAATTCACCATTCATCACTTTTCCTGTAAATCCTTTAGCACCAACCGGAAATAATGGTGGAGATACAGGTTCAATGGCGGTCACCTTTATAGGTAATTTTGTATTCTTACGTGCAGTTTTGACTCGTGATTATATTCAACCATTACCTGCCAGCCCTCAGTGGGACACATGGCAATGGGGTCAAATTGATAAAATCATGCTGAGTTTATAAGGAATACCCGATGTCAATAATAGGCCAAAATTCATTATTAAATACTTATGTACCAACAATTCAAATAAAGAATTTAGTTGATAATCAGGTTCTGCTTTATAGTGAAACTCGAAAGGCTTTTGTCAATGTAGATATTTCTACCGCAATAAGCACTATTAATAAATTAGGGCAATTAACTGATGTTGATCCGTCTGTTGATAATATCTTATCCTTAGAAGATGGCCAAGCATTAATTTATAATTCATTCACTAATCTATGGGAAAATACTTTCCTGGATTATACTACTCTACTGAATAAACCGACAAGCGGTAGTTTTAACTTTATCGGTCTAAGTGATACAGCAAAACCATCGCTTCCAGACGGTTATGTAAAATGGAATTCAGGTGGCACGGGCCTGGTCTATTCTACCACTATACCAGCCGCTAGCATTACGGGTCTTGCCACGGTTGCCACGACTGGTAATTATAATGACTTAACAAACAAGCCGTCGGTTGGCGCCGGTACTGTTACATCAGTTGCAGTTACTACCGCCAATGGTGTGAGTGGCACCGTAGCTAATTCTACGACCAACGCAACCATTACACTTACACTGGGTAATATCACACCTGGAAATATCACCGCCACAGGAAATATTACAGGTACAAATCTTTCTGGAACAAATACTGGGGATCAGACAATTACACTTACCGGAGATGTCACAGGCAATGGAACAGGTTCTTTTTCGACCGTACTGTCGAGTACCGGTGTTACATCGGGGTCTTATACAAACCCTAATATAACTGTTGATACTAAAGGGCGAGTAACATCAATATCCTCTGGTACAAATAAAACTGAAGTTGTTGTATTTCACTTTACTTCAGGTGCAGCTGGTAATTTAACTGGAGTTGATGCGATAACGTCAGAGACTACAGGAGTCACCACTAATATTATTGATGGAGCAAATTGCATAGTTACTTTTCAATTAGCAGGTAAATCAAATCCACCGACATCTATATTTACCTATGGTCAAATATATTCAACAAATAAATTTGTTATCAAATCAGCAGACTCACTAATATCACCAGTAGTAGATGGTGGTGGCACATCTGCAAATCCCGCTATTTTATCGGCATTTAATTCAACAAATTTAATAACCTTACAGTTACGCATGTCAGATGTAGGCGCAGTTGCAGGATCAGGGGAAAGAGCAAGGTTAATAGTGACTTTTAGCTTTTAATATATGGATAAATTATGAAAAAATTATTAAGAATCCTCGACGAGTCAATAAAGGACAACGTAACAGGGCAATATTCCCATTCAAGAATTATTGCCCTAATTATAGGTATCTGTGCTTCTATTTTTATGTGGAAGCTTGTGATAATGGGTGAATTAACCATCGAGTATTTTATGGCATATTTGGCATATGGTACTGGACACCAGACTCTTAATAAGTTTCTCGATAACAAAGATGGGCAACGTGTTAGGGATCCAGTGGTTGCTAAACCAACCGACGATAAAGACCCATCTTTAAAACCACCTAAGACATAAACATTTTATTTGATTTTATTGCGTCGCAGCATAAATATGTGTACTATATGATTCTGTGCTCATAGGGAGACAGAATTAACAATAGTGGCCATAAGGCACTTTAGGAGATAATATGTTTAAAACAACTCAAGACTATTTCAAGGTAACCAGTGACTTTTTCTCTTCGTTACCAAAAACCCCAGAAGATACAAAGGCTCTGTTTGAAAAGCTTCAAGCAGTATTCAAAGACGAATATGATAACAGCCAGTCAATGTGGAAAGTTTATCAGAAAGCCGCAACAGGCGATGCAACAGTAAATGAAATTGCTGATGCAAACAAAAAGGCAACAGAAATCTTAAAGGCAACCGCATTTGGTTCCCTTATTATGGTGCCGGGTGTGTTGTTCATTCTTCCTATCTTAATTGAGAAGGCAAAAGAATTCGGTATTGACCTTGTTCCTGCTTCAGTAAATAAGCAATTCAAAGTTTAATTTTATTTAACTAGTAGATAGGTGGATTAGAAATAATCCACCTATCGTCGCTTTAGTGATAAATATATACAGAGGTACACTATGCGAATTCTTGAAATATTACTACCAAAGTCGATTAGAGATAAAGATCTTTCACCGCATACAGTGAACAAGATTGACGCTATTCAGAAAAGAATGACAAGTTATGTGGATAAGTTATGCAGTCCGCATTTATCTCCAGCCGGAAGAGAGTTTCTTAAACTAAAGCTTAAAGACGATTATGATAAGCTTAAGGATGTTCTTTCGCAGGCCAAGGAAGTAGTAGAAAGTGAAGAAGTACCTGTACCTATATCACCACTAAAATACGAAGTGTATGATAGAAAAACTGGTCTAAGAGTAAGTGGTCCATACTCATCAAAAAACCGTGCAAGACGTGTGGTAGATAAGAAAGACAATGAATATGGTGCCTATAGGTACGGTGTCAGACCTGCACCACTAACAGAAGCAGTTCACAAGCTACCACTAACAACTGAAGATTTTGATTTAGTCAAGGATTTAATGTCCAAGCCAATTCCTGCAGCAGTTGCACCAATTTATATTCAAGAAATTATCGAGGATGATGAATTTTCTGATCAATTAAGATCTATCGAAGATACAGATCCGGGTAGAGATGTTAGGCCACTTGTAGTCGAATGGTTTAGACGTGTTATGCCAGACCAAATGTATAGATTTAGTGAAGAAGAAAGAGATAAGCCACATCGTGATGGAACATTATCTCCCATACATGGCTACGATCCCAGAATGTATCGTTCAGATAATTCCCCTATAACAGGAAATGCTTTCGGAAAACTATAATGTTTTACGTTTATGCATATATAGGTAAATCGGGAAGACCTTATTAAATCGGTAAGGGAAAGAATAGAAGAGCCTGGGAAAAGCACACAAATATAAATAGGCCTAATGATAAATCTAAAATAATAATTTTAGAGAATAATCTAACAGAGATTGGCGCATGGGCTATTGAACGTAGAATGATAAGATGGTGGGGTCGAAAAGACGTACAAACCGGGATATTAGAAAATAAGTGCGATGGTAGTGAGGGAAATTCGGGTAAGATTGGGCACAGCAATGGTGGCAGGCCCTGGACCGACGAAGAGAAAAACGAAAAAGTGAAGCAATGCGTGGAGAGAATAATGTTTGTTTTGGCAGAAAGATGTCAGAAGAACAAAGAGCACGATTAAAATCACTAAGGGGTGAAAATCATCATGCATACGGAAAACCCGCAAAAAGAATATACGGGCCTGTGTCGGAAGAAACACGGTTAAAAAAATCTATTTCAATGAAGCTTGCTATTGAGAGGAAAAGATTAGCAGATAAATCCTGAAGACCTTTGACTTTCACGAAGATTACTGCTAAAATTACTTCATTGCTAAGTAAATACTAACAGCGAGGATTATGAATGGCAAATAAATTATCGGATGCTAATCTTATCAGGCTTAAGCAGCTTGTTGCGGATGGAACACAGGTTCTGCAAGAATGCGAAGATCTTAAAACAGGACTAAGTGAAACAGTGAAGGCCATTGCTGAAGAACTTGATATTAAGCCTGCACAATTAAATAAAGTTATCAAAATTGCATATAAGGCAAATCTAAATCAAGTTAGGGCAGACTTTGAAGAAGTCGAAGATTTGCTTGATCAACTTGGAAGAGGTATTTAACAATGAATTATAAGCGTATCTATGATATGCTTATAGTAAATGCTAAATGTAGGCAAGGTGCATTATTAATTAAAGAAAATCACCATATATTACCTAAATGCATGGGTGGTAATAATGATTTATCAAATATAGTCTCATTAACCCCGCGTGAGCATTTCGTTGCACATCACTTATTATGGAAGATGTATAGAACATCCCCTCTGCATTATGCATTCTGGCTAATGGTAACAAAATCGAGTAGTAATAACTCAAGAAATTATATAGTAACAAGCAGGACATATGAGATTGCAAAAACTAACCATGCCCGAGAAGTATCTATTACACATACTGGCAGAGTAAGGTCTGAAGAATCTAAGAGAAAAAGTTCTATATCATTAAAAGGAAAAGCAGCGTGGAATAAAGGGTTAACAGGAATTTATTCCGATGAAAGTATTAGAAAGATGTCTGCAGGCAGAATCGGATTTATCGAATCAGATGAGACACGTAAAAAGAAATCCGATTCTGCCAAGAAAAGAGATATGCCTCCAAATATACAGTCTGATGAGGCTAGAGAGAAAAGAAAGTTATCTAACGAAAAGTGGAGAGTTGAAAACCAATTGACATGCCCACATTGCAACAAAATCGGTATCAGTTTTAATATGAAAAGATATCATCTAAATAATTGTAAATTACAGGGAGAAGAAAATTTACGTTGACGCATTATTCAAAAGGGGCGGAGAAAACGAAGTTATAAGGATAGTTGAACGTGTACACGGAAAACGTGTATACAAGGAGTATCCACCTGACTATCATTTCTTTCTCTCAGACCCCAAAGGTTCACATAAATCTATCTACGGCGATACCGTTAAAAAAATAGCACCAAGAACTTTTGTTGAGAAACAAAAGATCCTAAAAACACTATCTAGCAACTCTAAGAAATGGGAAAGCGATGTTGATCCCATCTTTAGGTGCCTTGAACACGAATATGCATCTGGTGATGCGCCTGCTTTAAATGTTGCGTTTTTCGATATTGAAACCAGCTTTGATAAAGAATCGGGCTGGTCGGACGCATCAGAAGCTAACAACTACATTACATCTATATCTATTCATCTACAATGGTTAGATGAAATTATTTGTCTAGCATTACCACCAGAAACCCTTTCAAAAGAGGAAGCACAAGTTATTGCAGATGAAGTCGGGAATGTTGTACTCTTTGATACTGAAGGTGAAATGCTTAATGCATTTATTGATGTTATCGAAGATGCCGATGTACTAAGCGGTTGGAACAGCGAAGCATATGATATTCCATATGTCATTAATAGAATTAAAAGGGTACTCGGTAAGCACGAAGCTAGGCGCATGTGCTTATGGGATCAAGAGCCGAAAGTTCGCGAATTTGAACGCGGTGGTAAGACACAACCAACATATGATTTGCTAGGTAGAGTTCATATTGACTATTTGCAATTGTACAAGAAATATAACTACGAAGAAAGACACAGCTATGCATTAAATGCCATTGCTGATATTGAACTAGGCGAAACAAAAGTTCAATATGATGGTACATTAGATGAATTATACAACGACGACTTTAAGAAGTTTTTAGAGTATAACATTCAAGATACGCGACTTCTTGATAGAATAGACAAGAAGCTTCAATTCATTGATCTTGCGAACTCTATTGCACATTCGAGTTGTGTTTTAATCCAAACTACAATGGGTGCAGTTGCGGTAACAGATCAAAACGTTCTAATGGAAGCACACAGTAGAAATCTTGTGTGTCCTGATAAGAAGCATGGCAAAGAAAATGAATCAAATAGAGCAGCAGGTGGCTGGGTTGCAACACCTAAGAAAGGTTTACATAAATGGTTAGGTAGCACTGACATGAAGTCACTATATCCATCTGTTATTCGTGCATTGAATATGAGCCCTGAAACTATTGTCGGCCAAATTAGACTTGAAAGAACCAATGCAGAAATTTCTGCCTGGGAATCAAAGGGCGGAAAGTATACATTTGCGTCTTGGTGGAATGATAGATTTAATGTCTTAGAGATGGAGGACTTCTATCAGAGAGACATTGCTAATAAACTACAGATAGAAATGGAAAATGGCGATGTTTATGAAGTAACAGGACACGAATTACATCAGCTTATATTTGAGAGTGGACAACCGTGGTGCATTAGTGCTAATGGCACTATATTCAGAACTGATATCGACGGTGTAATCCCGGGACTATTAACAAGATGGTACAACGAACGTAAAATCTTACAAGGCATTATGACTAACTATCAGTCTATAGAGGATAATCCTAAGATTGATGGCGTTATTATGCCGGAAACACTGTTTACAAATGCCGATATAAGTGATGCTGAGGCAAAGGCAAACCCCTACATCGAGGCCGAAGCTTATAAGCCTAAAAAGCTACAGGAATTGATACACGAAGGTTCTAAGAAAAGAGTTATCCAATACATGAACCAACATAGGTTGCAGGTTAAGAATGGTAAAGTAATTGGAAGAGATCTTGCAGCACTGAAGAGTATAGTTGGGTTCTGGGATAAGAGACAGCTTGTCAAGAAAATTAACCTTAACTCAGCATACGGCGCTCTTTTAAATGCCGGTAGTAGGTTCTTTGACCAAAGATTAGGTCAATCAACAACCTTGACTGGAAGAACAATTACAAAGCATATGGCATCTAAGACAAACGAAATGATTACCGGCGAATATGATCATTACGGTAAGGCAATTGTCTACGGTGATACTGACTCTTGTTATTTCTCAGCTTATCCAGTCTTAAAGAACGAAATTGATAAAAATGAGATACTTTGGACAAAGGAAAGTATCGTTGATTTATATAATGATTTGGCAAAGGCTGTTTCAGCAACGTTCCCGGAGTTCTTACATACCACACTAAATGTACCTGTAAAGAGGTCCACTGGTGTTATTGCAAGTTCACGCGAAGTTGTTGCAGAGAGTGGATTATATATTGTTAAGAAGCGTTATGCAGTTCTTATGTACGAAAAGGATGGAATACGTCTTGATGTAGGTGGAAAGCCGGGCAAGGTAAAGGCAATGGGACTAGATCTTAAGAGGGCGGATACTCCAAAATTCATACAAGAGTTCTTATCTGAGATACTAATGGATACATTATGTGACAAGGGAGAAAACTTTGTTATAAGCAAAATTAAAAACTTCAAGGAAAAGTTTGAGGATTTAAAGCCATGGCAACAAGGTACACCACGAGCAGTTAATAAGCTTACTTTCTACAGAGAAAAAGAAGCATTGCATATGGCAAAGAAAGCACAAGGTAATGCAACAGGCGGTGTTACTATGCCGGGCCACGTAAGGGCTAGTTTGATGTGGAATTATTTGCGCGACTTAAATCACGATCAGCATTCAATGCGGATCATTGATGGGCAGAAGGTAGTTGTATGTAAACTTAAACAGACTGTAGAAAATTCACTAACAAGTATTGCATATCCTGTCGATGAAGTTCATTTACCAGAATGGTTCTTGAATTTACCATTCGATAGTGACGAAATGATGGCAGGTGTTGTGCATAAGAAGGTTGAGAATTTAGTAGGCGTACTGAAATGGGATCTTAGTAGAACTAACAAAGAACACGCACACCTAGAAACATTATTTGATTTTGGTTAAATATTGACTTTCTTTAAGAATTGTAGTAAAATAAATTAAGGGTAACAGACCCCAATATTAAAAAATAAAGGAATAGCATGTTATTAGATGCACTAGAGGATATTGTAAAGCACACCCATCCATTGGGTATTCATGAAGTTAAGATTTTAGGTAGTGCAACAACTGCTAAAATTGAAACAAAAGATATTGACAATACAGTCATTATCTATGGTGAGATGTACCAACCAATTTCAGGGCTTACCAGCACCGTTGGATTGTCTAGAATGGAGATCTTAAAGGGATTTATGGGTTACCATAAAGGGTCGACAGTTACCCTAATCAGCGAGACTCGAAATAATGTTTCGTCTCCAGCAGAATTACTGTTCGATGACGGCAATGATGGTACATCACATTATCGTTTTATGTCAGAAGCAATGATCAACGAAATTGTTAAAGTTCCTGCATTCAAAGGTGCAACATGGGATGTAGTAATTCAGCCAGAAACAAAGTCTATTGCTAATCTAGCAGCAACTGCTGGCATTCTTGGTGGACAAGAAAAGAGGTTCATTATTTCAATAGTCAAAGGTAACCTATTCTTCAGTGTTGGTAATGGCCCGGTGGATCGTACAAATGTCAAGTTTGCAAATAATGTGACAGGTTCGTTAAAACATCATTGGACTTATCCTTTATCACAAGTATTGACTATTCTTAAATTGACAGACAGTTCGTCATCTGCTACAATGAGTTTTTCAGATGCAGGCGCATTGAAAATTGATGTGGACAGTGGCATTGGAAAATATACCTATATTTTACCAGCAGGTAAAGCTTAAGATCTAAATACGTATCTCGATGGATGAGATAGATAAAACATTCAAGAGACTAGCAAGAGAAGACTTCAACGCTCTTATTAGACGGCTGAGAAAAGACGGTTTATTGTTTCATACATGGAATCCCTACAGCAATGAACCTGAAACACATGTAACTAACATGGCACAATCTCTTATCGGTAGTGGATGGACAGAGCAAGAATTTAGAGAAGAATTAGAAAGAAAAATTTAATGAGCAAAAAAACAGTTAACCTAACCGAAAGACATGTGCATGGTGGATGGGCAAAGTACCTACCAGCTATTAGCGGATTCTACACAACACATCTTGGAAAGGATTTAGCTGATCCTAACTTCATACCCAAAGAGCGTGTACCTGAGAAGTTTGAACTAGGTATGCAAGGGTTAAATTTCTTTTCCGAAGATAGTTATTACAATTACAACTTTGGATTATATTCTGCAGGACATGCCGAAAGAAATCTAAAGAAATGCGATGAGCGCGAGCCAATGATTCATAAGAGAGATAGGAGCAAAACTATCTTAATTGGTGACTCAGGCGGTTTCCAGATTGCGACCGGTGTTATTAAGATTGACTGGAAAACCGTAATGACACCTGCGGGTGATAAATTGCGTGAAGAAATCCTGCGTTATCTCGAGCACACTTCGGATTGGTCAATGACACTCGACGTTCCTGCATTTGCTGCACTTCCACCATTGAGCGAAAAGACTGGGTTGACTTCTTTTGAAGAATGTATTGATGTTACAGAATATAATTTAAAGTATTTCATGAAGAACAGGGTACCCGGTGCAACAAAATTCTTGAATGTACTATCTGGTAGTTCCAATGAAACTTCAAGAATATGGTACGATAGGGTTATTCCTTATAGCATGCCAGATGCAGTTGAAATGATGGGTTATCCTAGAAACCATACATTAGAGGGTTGGGCATTCGCCGGTGTAAACATGCGTGACATGAAGACCGTACTCGAACGTCTTATTGATTTGCGTGAAGATGGACTACTAGAGAATAAAGATTGGATTCATTTCTTAGGCATTGGTAGGCTCGACTGGGGTTGTTATCTTACTTCTATCGAAAGACAACTAAAGAAGTATAATCCAAATATCAACATTAGCTTTGACGCTGCATCACCTTTTGTTGCGGCTGGTGGATATGCACTTTCGTATAACTACAACCATTTCGAAACAGACCAATTAACATACGCCATGGGACGCGGTCTTGATGATAAGAAATTAAAAGGTAGCAAACTAGGTATGACTTTCCAAGGACCGATTATGGAAAGATGTAATGTTGGCGATTTGTGCGTAATGGGACCCGGCGATCTTAACAAGCACGGTAAGGAAGGCAAGACAAGCTGGGATACCACAACCTATGCTATCGTTATGGCACATAACGTGTATAATCATATCCATGCTATACAAGAAATCAACAGACATGCTGATATTGTTTATGCAACCAAGACAATTGACTACAGGGATTGGGGTAAGAAGAAACTAAAGGCAGCAATCTGTGACTTTTTGCCAAATAATATATTCTTCTTCAATAGTTTTGTAGAAGAACTATTCTCCAGAAATGCAAAGGATGCATATAGTTTGTTGAATGACTATGCAGGACACCTTGATAAAATCAGTTTCAAACCTAACAAAACAGTTGATACTTTTCATAGTGATGAATTATTTGATCATAGTGAGACAAAGACTATTAAGAAAATTCAAGCTGAAGACATTGCTAGTATAGATGACAACTCAATGAATAAAGTCGAAGATGGATCTCTCGATTAAGATAACTGATCTAACAAGATACATTAGGATACAGCGTGATTGTATAAGCAATAACGATCCATCCCATGATTACATGCATGGGATGTTAAATGGAATGATATTTAGTCAGTCGATATTAACCAATACTACTCCTAAATATCACGAAAGTAAGAAAAAGAATAGTGTCAGGGTTCGACATAAAATGTCTAAAAATAAACTACCTAAAATTAATCAATGAAAATATACAGAACACACAAACAGAAACCATCAGAATTATTTCTTAGTTCCCTTAGCGGTGGCGGATCACATCATGTAAGTTGCGGTTTCTGTGGAAGGGACCATTATTGTCCGGATTCAGATAGCTTACGATGTAATTCTTATTCCGAAGACGAAAAAAAGGAAGAAGAAGCGGTGGTCAGAGATTATCTTGAATTTGCATTACGCGAACAGAAGGAAAACCCCGACGGTGTAATTATACATTACGACTGCGATTATGTATCAACTAAAGATTTAAATGGAATGGCCTTTGTTGTTGATTGTCCATGTAACGGGCTTGCCATCTATGAGACATTCATATGGGCAGAAAGAAATCAAATTAGGGAGTTCCTTAAGAAGAGGGTTGATCAAGAATTAGCCTGGATGGAACAAGAGAAAACAAAAAATAAATTGGCAGGATTTGATAATTGGGCAAACGTATAATGAAAACTAAAAAAGATTTGTATCTTGTAGAAACTATGGTTACATATCGTATGCGTTATGTGGTTGAGGCTAAAGAATTATCACATGCGTTTGACGAGGTAACTATGATAGATTCCGGGAATACAGATGATTGTTTTAACGAGTTTTCGCAGAAGTGCATAGGCGAAAGCATCATTGATGGCAGGAAAATCACTAAAAAAGAATTCGATCAATTATTGGAAAATGATCCGGGCTGCGATAAATGGATGGGCGATAAGCTTATTAGAAAAATAAATTATAAAGATTGAGATGGCTAAAGAAGAAATTGTACATAAAGACCTGTTAGGGCAACCATTATCTGTAGGAATGCATGTGGCTACCGCTGTAGGTAATACATTATATGTATGCAAGGTTGTTAAAGTTACACCAAAAATGATAAGGGCTGTGCCGGTAAAAGGAAATTATAGGCAGGATGATGGATATTTAAGATATTCGGCTGATACAGTTGTTTTATCTGGTCCAGACGTGTTAGCATACATACTAACTTATGCCAAGTGATAATAATGTAGAGGCAGACCTTATAATTAGGCGTCTGAAGATGACTGATGCTGAAAGATTAAGATTATTAATGCTTAAGGAAGAGCAAAGGCTTGACGCAGTGTTATCAGATTTAATTCGGCAAGAAATCAACCTCGAAGCATTAAATTCGCTAGGGAAATATAAGGCAGATTAATGGAAATAAAAAAGACCTACATTACAGCACCAAAAAGAACACTTAAGATGGAATGGAAATTAGAAGATATTCAATCTCTTAGAATAGGTGACTATGAAGAACCTAAAATTGATATTTCAAAATTAAGTGTCGAGGAACAACAAGATCTTATTGTAAAGAAATTAAAGGCACCTCCTAAAAAGCCACGTAGTCGTGAAGAAGAGCTGCACGATTTGATGTCTGAAATTATGGCACAATCAATACAAAATGAAATTGATGCTGAGATAGTGAAAAGTTTACAAAATCTAAAGAAAGAAGATGAAGAATGATATTTATATAAGGTATAAAGTTAGATTCGGCAATATACCAAACTATGGGAAACTGATAAAAGGTAAGATCTCCTCTAGAGTAATTTCACATTTATTTCCTTTTTGTCTATTTCTTTTTCCTTCTAGTATCTGTAAATTTCTATAACCACCTATTATTTCTGCAGAAATTTTATTCATCCAACCTTGTTGTATAGAAAATATATGGTCAAGGTGATACCTCAAGCTTCTCGGTAGTCCCGAAGGATTTATAATATCTTTATGTAATTTATACTGTTGATTTGTTATTCTCCATACTGCTTTTCTGTATGCTTCATATTCTGACATTTGATCAGCCGATCTAATATCACCTTTTTCTATCTTTGTAGAAAGCATTACTTTTGTACCACACTGATTACACCCATGATTTGGTGCTGCATTATTTAATGCATTGGGGTGTTGTAAAAATTCACCATGTACAGGGCATATAACAATAGATTTTGATTTAGCTGTATTATATCTATACCTACTAAAATCAAACTTAGGATGTTTTAATTTCATTTTTTCTATGAACGTGTCATGTTCGACAATAGAACCACTGCACAATGCACATCCTATCCCCCTCATGTGATCACTCGGCCATTGATTAAACTTGCCATGCTGATGGCAAATAATATCTATTTTATGATTATTATCTATGTAGGTTGTTTCTGAATAATCAAATCTATCTTTATGTTTCTTGGATGATACTTGTATAAACCAATTTGTATTGAATTTAGCTTTATTTCTTTCTACTGAAGTACGCCTTTTACATTCCGGGCACCCCGACATATTACCCCCTATATGGTTAGCAGGTGATACTTTCCATTGAAAATTGCATATATTGCATTTCACATTAATTTTGGTAATGGAGTTTATGTATGTGGCGCCCGAATAATCATATTTTTCTCCGTGTATAGATTTACATCTTTCTATAAAATCTATCTGTGTTAGTTTCTTAGTTGACATAACAATATTATACCTATAAAATACGTGTTTAATATAAATATTTATCATATATAACTCTCGAAAGGTACGAAATGCGAAAACTCTGGTATATGGGCCTTGAACAATATGAAAGTCGATATTCTTTGCAACTTGCAGATTGGAATGAGCGTGTGTTTAAAACTCGTGGTATCGATTACGAAATTATCACTGGTGCTGAATTAACTACCGACAAGAAGATTGTTACAGGTACTGTTCTTGATGCTCATGGAAGAACATATTACAGTATGATGCAGATGGCCAATCTTATCAAGAGAATGAAAGAAGGCGCTGTAACAAGCAAGGACGTTGTGTTCTTTGAGGACATGTTTACTCCGGGTATGGAATCTCTACCATACATTATGGATCAAGTTCCTAAGAAGTTTAGACCACAGGTTTTTGTACGTTGTCTTGCACAAACAATCGACCCAGATGATTTTGTTAACAGAGAAGGAATGTTTAGATGGATGCGTCCATTTGAACAAATGGTTGATTCCTTTGTGTCTGGTATTCTTGTAGCAAGCGAAGAAATGGTTGCACATTTACGTATTGCAGGATTTAAGGCACCAATTTATGTGACAGGCTTACCGTTTGGTAAAGAAGAAGTAAGAAGCAGGGTTGAGTATGTCCGGCCTATTACAGCAAGAGAACCACGTGTTGGGTTTGCTGCTAGATGGGATGATGAGAAGCAACCCGAGTTCTTTATGCAATTAGCACAGAAATTCAACAAGATTCGCCCAGAAGTCGAATTTGCTGTGTTCTGTGGACATCCCGAATTGAAAAGCAATAATAAGAGCCATATTGAATTTGCAAAATACCTCGAAAATAGCGGTTCTGCAAACTTCAAGGTTTACACAGGTCTTAAGAAGAATGATTACTACGAATTATTAGCCGAAAGCACAGTTCTTTTTAACTGCGCATTGCAAGACTGGGTCAGCAATACAGTTAGCGAAGCCGATACATTTGGTACACTTACATTATATCCGGCGTATCGTAGTTTTCCAGAGGTGTTTGCAAACAATCCAGATAACATGTATATACCATGGAGCATCGATGATGCTGCATCAAGATTGGAAAAGATGTTTGTAAATCCCACTAAATATAAAACCGGTTTAGTTAGTGATTGGCAGAACGGCACAATCGATCGCACATTGGATGTATTTGAGGGCAAGGGCGACGAATGGGCAAGGAATACAAATGACTATAGGAAAAAGCTCACCACACCAAAATTCTGATTGGTTTACTATTGACGTTCCATTTAATGAAGCAAGGAACGCAATGGTATGGTGTGTTGAAGTTATCGGGAAGGATGTCAATTCCAGGAGATGGAATTGGAATATTCCATCTCCACAGATCGGAGAGAGAATCGTAACTTTCTATATAAGAGATAGTTCCGACGCATTAGCATTTAAATTAAAATTAGGAATACAAGATGGAAAGAGCAGGACATAAAAACGTATCATTTTTTGTTGGACCAGAGGTTGAATTAACCCCGGCATACTCTAAAAGGACATTATTTGTTGTAGGTAAGCAACCGTTGTCGGAAATTGAGCGTCTAGCAAAAGAAAACAAAACAACTCATATTTTCTTAGGTGCTAATCACTCATTCAGTGTAGATCCGACTGATATGACATTCTACTGGAACAATACAATTGTTTCCTTATTAGGAAAAGGTTTCTGGGTAACACTAGATTACCAAGCGCATGAACATAAATCAGTATTAATGATGTTAGAAGCATCTGTATGGCAAAGTAGAACATTTGTTCCATTATTAAGTGTTCGTATTCCACAAATTCAAACATCAGGTCCTAACCTAACTATCAAGTTTGACGATGTAGACTTTAAGGCAACCAATCC